CCGCATGGACAGCTTGCTGGGATTTGGCAACCTGTACCAGGACAACGGCGCCTGCTGCATCGTTGGAGCGTAAGATAACTAAGGGACGCGGCCTGGAGATCCGGGCCGCCTGCCCTTCCTAGGAAAAACGACAAATGAAGAAATTTCTCACGCTCTCCGCGCTCGCCGCCTTCGCGGCCATCGCATCCTTCGGCCAGACCATTCTGACGCCGACGACTCTATCGGCGGCCGTTACTAAGGCCAAACAGCTCCAAATCGTAGTGGCCAGCGCCACGGGCATCACCGCCCCCACGCAGACCACCAGCGTCGATCTGTATATCGACAAAGAACTGATGCTTGTGGAAGCGGTGAGCGGCACGACCGTCACTGTTTCGCGCGGCCAGGGCGGCACCACCGCCACCACGCACGCTTCCGGCGCGCTGGTATTCGCCGCTCAGCCCAACTACTTTTTCACCGGTTCGTCGGACAACGCGGGCGTCGGCGGGTCTCCGGTTCAAGCCGGCGGCTCTTGCACGCGCGCCAATATGCTGGTACTCCCCTCCATCAACGTGGAGACCGGAGTCATCTCGGACTGCCTCGGCGGCGTCTGGGTCAACGGCGTCGGCACGCAGAACACCAATACGGAATACCGGCTCAGCTTCCCCGATCCCGGCGCGGTGGCCTACACATCCCTCAACACCAACGGGACTTCGGTAGGAGCTACCACGCTCTATTGCACGGCCTTCGAGCTACCGTACAACAAGCTCCTGACGGGTTTGGCGTTCATCAACGGCACGACCGTGACGAACGACCACCGCTATTCGATTCTCTATGACAGCTCGGGCATCGCACTGGCAAACGGCGCGCTCACCGGCGTGACCACGGCCACGGCCTCGGTGTACCAGGCCTTCGCCTTCACCGCTAAGTACTTCGCGGTGGGACCGGCGACCTACTACGGCTGCTTCCAGGACTCCGTGGGTTCCGACACTGTGCGCATGCTGGTAACCGGCACGCAAGACAACCGCCTGACCAAGGGGCAGACCGGGGCCACCTTCGGCACGGTCCCCGCTCTGACTGTTCCCACGGGATTTTCAAGCGCTGTGGGTCCATTTTTATTCGTTTATTGACAACATTCCGGGCGCGCGCTGCTGACCGATCGCGCGCGCGCCCGACTTTTCCCTGACTTTCCCAGTCTGTCCCAGGATTTTCCCGGACTTTCCCGACCTTTCATGCCTCTCAACGAAGCCGGATTCGTCCGGCGGTCCAACCTCACCAAAGAACAACGCAGGGAAGCCGAGCTTGCCGTTTATGGCTACCCAAAGGATTTCATGCCTCAGAACCAGAACCAGAACCAGCCGACCCGCGAAGAATTAGAGCACATGCGCCAGATCTTGGCGCGCTTCGGCGAGACCAAAACTATCAAAGAATTCGATCTCAACAAGCCGCCCGCCGCTACCGTACCGCCACCAGGAATTCCCGAAGGCGATGCACGACCATGCGGCGCGCGTCGTGAAGACGGCAACGTCCGCCGCGCATCAGGCAGAGCTTGAAGCCGCCGGCTATGTGACGGTAGCATTCGCGAGCGAACCGCCCGAAGTCGAACTCGATGCCAGCGAGCGCGCGGAAGCCGCCGTCATCGACGCCAAGCTTTTGAAGAAAAAGCGGTAGTCCCGCGCCCCCATCCCCCAGCCCCTAGTCCCCATTTTTCGAGGTTCCCATGACCGTACAGCAATACATCATCGATCCCGCGTGCAAGCTCCTCAGCCTGATTGCGGCCGGCCGCTCGATGGCCACCAACGAGTATTCCGACTGCCTTGACGCGCTCAACGAGCTCGTGGACACGTCGTCCGCCGAAGGCCAGCTTATCTATCAGGTCACGCACGAAACGTTTAACCTGACCGGGCCGGCTACCTACACCATGGGGCCGACCGGCACGTTTAATACGGTGCGACCGGAGAAGCTGCGCGCCGCGGTAACGCTGGCGTCGAACAATGCCTCCCAGCCATGCGAGATTGTCTCGGCCGAGAAGTTCTCAGCCATACCCGACCGCTCCATGACCGGCCTGTTCGCCGAGTGGATCTGCTGCGATTACGCGGACCCCATATCGAATCTGTTCCTCTGGCCCGCACCGGTCACTGGCGGGTCCTTGGAACTGTGGTCCTTGAAGCCGCTCACCGACTTCATGACCATCGGCGACACCGTGGTGTTGCCTGCCGGATACCTCGCCTATCTGAAATTCAACCTTGCAGTGGCCATCGCCGGCCAGTTCGCCGGCGCGAAGCTCACGGAGGCCACCATTGCCAGCGCCCAGCAAACCAAGATGGGCCTGGCTAAGCTCCACATGGAGACCATCGGCGAGTCGGGCATCATCGGCACGCCTACGCCCAGCCGCCGCCCCCAATTGGCGCCCGCCGTCCCGGCGCGCGGCCCCGTGGCCCAGGGAGAATAAATGGCTCTCCAAGTCCAGGACTTGTTAAACACGGCGCTTGCCAGCATTGGCGCAATCCAAGCGGGCGAAACGCCCAACGCCAACGACCAGGCTCTGGCTCTGCTGTGGGCCAACCTTGACTTGGACACGCTGAGTGCCAAGAAGCTCTCGCCGCTGGGCCTGCTGCATTACTTGGGCGCGCTATCCGGCGCGGCCTCGTATACCTTCGGCACCGGCCAAACCTGGAACGTGGCGCGGCCGATGAAGATCAAGAGCGCGTCCACCATCGACGCGAACAATATCGAGACCGAAGCCAAGATCGTCAGTGCAGAAGAGTGGATGGGGATACGCGATAAGACGCGCGTCGGGCTGTACGTGCAGAGCCTGTTGTGGGACAACGGCTATCCCACTGGCAACATCTACGTCACGCCCATGCCGGCGGCGGGCAACGTCTCGCTTTGGATGTATCGGGAGATCGTGCAGTTCGTGAACCTGACCGACGCCATCAACCTGGCTCCGGGGTTTGCGGCCTGCATTGTGAACCGGCTGGCGCTGATTCTCTGCATTCCGTTTGGCCGGCCCATACCCGAAGGGCTGCCGCAGATGGCCAACGACGCGCTGGTCACCATTAGTGAACTCCAGTCCGAGATCCTTGGGTCTTCCGTGCCTGTCGGCATGCAAGCGCCCGCGCCGCCGCCGCCTGGGCCGAAGACATAGCTTATACAGCGTAGATCTCGGCGATCTGGCTCGCAGCCGTCCACACAATCACCCGTTCTCTGGGCACGTCCGACGGCCCGTCCTGTTCCATCCGGCAGATCCTGGCCATGCTGCCGCCGTCGAACACCACCCGCGTAGCGGTCAGGAACGTTTCCGTCCATCCGTCTCGATAAGTAATTCGCATTTCGTCTCGATTGTACCCCATGAGCGCCCCATCTCTTCCCCTCCCTAATCTCGGCACCTGGCTGGTCAAAGACCTGTGTTATAGGGCTCTGCGGGCCGCGCAGATCGTCAAGCGCGCGCAAGGCATCCCCAGCTCCTCGCAGTACCAGGAAGCGCTGGGCGTGCTCAACCAACTTATCGATGAATGGGCCGCTCGCCGCTCTCAGGCTTTCGCTACAACGTTCACCCAATACACGCTCACACCCTACCACCAGCCGCATCTGATCGGCCCCGGCCTCGTGGCTCCCGACTTCGCGGCAGCCGTGCGGCCTGTACGCATTGAAAGCGCCGCACTGGTGCTCACGGGCTTCGGGCCGCCTCCGGTCTCCGCGCCCAACGTGAACACCAACGTCGATCTGCCGCTGAACCTCCGCGACAGCGCATGGTGGGCCAACAAGTCCGTGAAGGGAATAACGAGCACGGTGCCGACCGACCTGTGGTATCAAACGTCGTGGGATTCCGGCGCGCTTTGGCTGTGGCCAGTGCCGGCTGCCGCTTTTGGCTTGCGCCTCGAAACATGGCAGACGCTCAGCCAGTTCCAAAGCATCAACGTGAAATTTTCGGCTCCTCCGGCCGCATTCAATGCACTGGCATTTACGCTCGCCCGTGCGCTCGTGGACGCCTACGAAGTTGAGATGCCTGGACAACTCCCGATCCTGTTGCGAGACGCCATGAAGGCATACCAAGGGAATAACGTGAAAAGCCCAAGGATAGCGAGCGCGGATTGGGGCACCGACGGCAATTCGCGTCGTGGGGACTTCAATTACATGACTGGCACTCTGCCGAGCTTACTAACCGTATGCATGCAAACCTCCATCTGCAATGCGCCCGCTGCCAGCGCCGCATCGTGATCCCCGGCCACCGCGCGCTCGTCGTGCGGCGCGTAGCCGGCGCGATGGTCACGCGCGAAGATCCCAGCCGCATGCAGCGTGAAGCCGACCGGCGCGGATGGACCGGCGAGCACTGCCGCGATTGCGCGCCGAAGCAAGAGAAGGAGAACGGCCATCAAGTTCGATAGCTTCACCAGCGGCAGCTCGTCCACCCTGGCATCCGTAGCGGCTTCCTCAGAACTGCTCATGGGGAGATACAGCGAGCCAATCGCTGGCAGCCCCGAGAAAGGCCCTGCGTGCCTGGTGCGCACGCCTGGCATCGCGCTCGTTGGCACCGCGCCTACTGGCCCTGGCCGCGGCCTCTGGCCTGGCGACCATCGCCTGTTCCTGGCATCCGGCAGCCATGCCTACGAGATGACGCGCGCGCCGCTTACGGGCACCCCCACGTTCATCGACCACGGGTACATCGGCAACGACGGCAACCCCGCGCAGTTTTTCCCCAACGGCAACCAACTCTTCATCGCCAGCGATGGCCTCGGATGGCTCGACAGCGGCTCGGGCGCGCAACCAATCTACTATTCGATCCAGCAATTCGATTTAGCCATTGACGGGTCCGACGACACTCTCCTGACTGGGCCGAGCGGCGGCATTTTCGACGCCTCGGATGTCGGCCAAACCATCCAGATCACCTCCGGCACGGGCTTCATCGTCCAGTCGCAAGTCATCATCTCGGTCAACGGCAGCGGCGAAGCCAAGGGCGGCGGAAGCTGGGGCACTGTCGGATCCACCGGCGGCGAAGGTATCGAGTGGCTCTACGCGGCACCCTACGCGCAGCTCAAAGCGTTCCAGGGCGCGTTTCTCGACGGCTATTTCTTCGCCAACGCGCCGGATTCGAATCAGATCCAGTTCAGCGCGAACGAAGACGGCACGCAGTGGAACCCGCTGGACTACTTCTCGAAGAGTTCATACCCGGACAACGTGGCCGCGATGCAAGCCGATCACCAGGAGCTTTATACCTTCGGGGATCTGGAATCGAGCGAAGTGTTCCAGGATACCGGCGCGGCGGCCACTCCGTTTTCCCCCGACCCCGGCGCCATCATGCACTACGGCTGCGCGGCTCCCTTCAGCGTGGCGCGTCTGAGCGAAGGCCTAGCCTTCATCGGCGGCGACGTGCGGCGCGGAGACCGGCTGGCGTTCCTCGCGGTGGGCTTCCGCCCGCAACGCATATCGACGGCGGCAGTAGAAATCGCCTGGGCGTCGTACACGACAGTTGAAGACGCCATAGCCTACACCGAGATCTATCGCGGCCACCAGTTCTACGTCATCCACTTCCCCAGCGGGCACCGTGATCGCGGGCGCAACGCAAGCCACGCCTAGCGTAGGAGCCACGTGGGCCTACGATCTCACCACCGGCACATGGCATCAGCGGGGTTATTGGAATGGCACGACCGATGCGAATGGTTTTCCGGTCTGGAATCGGCAGCGGCAAAGCTTCCACGCCGTGGCGGCGCTGGGCGGCACCAACACCGAAAAGCACTACGTGCAGGATTGGCAAAACGGCAACATCTACGTGCAGGACGAAACGCTGCTGAACGACAACGGCACCACCATCTACCGCGTTCGCCTGGCGCCCCACATCACGCAAGAAAACCAGCGCGCGTTCTACTTCCGCTTTGAGTGCGATTGCGATGTGACCGGGCTCCAAAGAATTTATTTCAACCGTCTCGGCTACGGTCGCGACCGCATCTGGGCGCTGGTGGACTGGCAGCCGAGCGGCTCCGGTGTCTCAATGACGCTCATGTCATCGGACACCAGAGGCCAAAGCTGGAACACCTACAGCACCCAGTCGGTGGCCAGCGGAATCGATGTCACCTTGGCCAATGCATATCTGACCGTCGTGCCTGGGACTCTCTAACCCGTGGCCAAGCTGTCGGGCAAGTCACTCACGAATTACGACCCGGCCACTGCAACGCCGATCCTGCTGGTACCAACGACCACTGATTTCTTCAGCTCGTGGCCCAGCGGATGGAAGGGGCAACTGGCTCGAGGATGGGTATTATTCTTCGAGTCTTTAAAGAAGACATTCGCCCCCACGCCCCCCGTGATAGGCTTCTCCATCAACACGGGAGCCACGGGAACCGACGTGGCGCTGATCTACGCGGCAGCCCGCTCAGGCAGCTTCAACGTGTGCGTGGTAGTGGTCAAAGAGTCGGACGCCACCATCCCGCTCACGTTCACCATCAACCAGAACGGCACGCCTATCTTCGCGGCGAGCAACACAGTGGCAGCCGCGGTGGCCGGATTCACCAGCTACCAGTTCACGAATTTCACCACGACGCCCTTGACGGTTGCCGAGTACGACCTGTTCTCCATCGACATTTCGAGCGGCTCCGCGAGCTGGGTATTCACTGTCGCCTTGCAAACCGCACCTGCGGCATAACCGCGCGGTTTATTGTAGGATGGAAGCCATGACAGAAGAACAGGCATTTGCGCAGGCAGCAGCGGAGTATCCAGGCGTTACTTGGACCCGCTCTCAACCGGGCACTACTTTGGGCCAACCTCCAGGATTGAATACGTTTCCCTGCTGGTTGATGACAGGTACGGTCCCGGACATTCACGAGCCGGTCATCATCATCCTGAAGTAGCTTATCCGGTCCAGCCGTAGTTGCTTGGCCCGGAACCGCCCCCGGCAGCGATGGTGATGTTGCATTCGACGGTACCAGCCGCACCCAGCGAGTCCACCGCCTGGATAACGAAGAAGAATGTCCCTGTGGTGGTGGGGGTTCCGGTAAGCGCCCCGCCTGAGCTGAGCGTCAATCCCGGAACCGTGCCGACCATCGTGTAGGTGTACGGGCCGGTCCCTCCCGAGGCTGTAAACGCGTGGGAGTATGCCGTGCCCACCGTGCCGTTGGGCGGCGAGTTACAGGACACCGACAGCGCCGGCGTCACGCTGCCACAGCCCGTGGACATGGCGGTGACGAGCATCGCAACGCACCCGGACCTCGCCGCCCCGCCCGCCGTCTCTGCCGTATAGCCGACCACGGTCCCGTTCGACGTCCACGCCGTGCTCACATGCTGGTCGTCGTACTCGGTGGCGATGGCCAGGCAATCCACACCCGCATTGACGAAAAGCACGCAGGCCTGAGCGCCAGCCAGGTTGGCTGCACCGCCAATCGAGATATAGGCTGGCCCGGTTGTGGGGCCAGCCAGAGCGCCAGCCAGGAAATTGGTAGCCGAGTTTCCGCCGGAGGCCGCATGGTTCGAGATGCTCCCAAAAATCAGGTAGCTGGCCGGGACGCTGAACTCCATGGCGATGAGGCTGGGACCTCCGTATCCATAGCCCGCGCCCATGTAGGTCATCCCGCCCACCGAAATGGTGATTGGGTTATTGGGCGTAATCTTGATATTGAGCGCCACGTATAGACCGCATGTTGCCTGCGTCGGCACGCCAGGCACGGTCGCCGAGACGCCACAGTATTGATTCCCGTTGTCGTCGCTCACCGAGGTTGGCAGCGTAGGGTTTCCCCCAGAGTTGGTGCCAGCCATCACCGCCAGCACGATCATGTTGCCCGCCGCGCTGTTCGAGGCGAATGTTACCCCGAACGCACCGGGGTTGCCTGTCGTCGGGCTAACAATGTGTTGGATCAGGGTGAAGCTGCTCATGAGGACGTCACCACCGCAATGGCAGGCACGCCCAGGATGTTGTACGACAGGCCGTTAGTGTTGATGTTGGGATCGAAAAAATCCAACCCGAACGGCTGCCACAAATAGCCGGTGTTGGCGACGGTCACGTCGCCGGCCGCGGAAGTGTAGCCGGTTGCGCTCTCATCCACGAAGCCGCGCACTGCGCCCGGAAAGCCCGCGACTGGCAGAAGCGACCAGTCGTGAGTGTGGCCCGATAGGTCGTAGATCGCGCCGATCACGGTCATAAAGTAAGTCGCAGGCGCCCCCGCATGGATCGAAATGACATTGGCGATTGCGGTGGTGGGCACCGCGTAAACTCCAGGGAACGCGGTCGGCTGCATTGCAAACCACTGGGCCGGCCCGGTGTAGGCGTATTCCAGGATGATCATGCTGGTCACGCGGGTCAATGAGCTATTCGCTGTGACGGTATTGGCACCCGCCGCCAGGTGGGCGCAAACGAAGCCGTTCATGCCGTTCAGATTGGTTATGACCTCGGCAGGGATGGGGCACCACGTGTTTCCGTTCGAGTCCGAAATGCTCGGCGGCGTTCCGCTGCCAGTGAACAGCCACGCCACGCCCAGCGCGCCCGCCGCGTTCGGGTTGGCATAGGCCAGGTTGATGACGGCGCTCGACGTGCTGTTGTAGAACGACGCATCTTGAACAAACGTCACCGGCATGCCAGCCTCATTGTATGAGATTTGAACGGTCAACAGATCTGAAACTGGTGCGGGCGATCCTCACCGACCCGGACATCTACGACCGCATGGGCGACGACGGGCTTCCTCCGCGCGAAGAGTACCAGGTGCCCGATCACCCCGGAATCTGGTGGGTGCTGGTGTGGGACCGCGAGCGCCTGCTAGGCCTCTTCGCGTTCTTCCCCGAGAATGCGATTTGCTGGGCCACGCATGTCGCCCTGTTCCGCGGCATTCACCCGCGCCTCACCGCGCAGGCCGGCCGGGAAGTCGTCGATTGGGTATTCGCCAACACGCCATGCCTGCGGCTGGTGGCGTCGGTCCCGGCTTTTCACCGCGCCGCGTTGCGGTTCGGGAAGCGCGCCATGGGCCTGAAGTCGTATGGGCGAAACTGGAAAAGCTTCCTCAAGGGCGGCGCGCTGCATGATCAGGTGTTGATGGGGCGCTCGAAGCCTACGGCTGCGGTTTGATCGGACGGCTTGTGTTCTTTGGAAGCGTCAGGGCCAGATAGAAAGGCCAGCCGAGTCCCAGCCTACCGCGAATGCGCTCCTTTGGCACGCCGGTGAGTTCCGACCATTCCACCAGGGTGAGATTCTTGCCGTCATGGGCGTAGCGATGGTTGACCCGGGTATTTCTCATCTGCGTGGCTTGGTCAGTCCATCTCACGTTGCCCGGCTCATAGCCCTTCGAGTTGTCTATCCGGTCTAAGCACAAGCCGGGCGGGCAGTGCCCGACATAGGCAAAAAATCCTTCAAAGGTTTGGAACTGCGCGCAGACCGCGATGCCTCTGCCTCCGTAATGGCGGTAGGCGCGGTTGTTCGGGTTCTGACAGCGGCCCTTCATCGCCTCCCAAATCCGGTATTCGCGGCTGTTGTACATGCCATGCTTCCGCGATGTTTTACTCACAATCTCCGGCTGAAGGCAACCGCATGAAAGCGTGTTGCCCGTTTGCAAATGATCCGCCCGAATAACGGCCTGCCGGCCGCATTCGCAACGACAAACCCACTGGACTCTCCCGTCCGCCGCATCCTCCGCGCGGGAAAGCACAGTGAGCCTCCCGAAACTTTGTCCGGCGATGGCGTGCACGCGTATGCAGATACCACAAGATGCGCTATGCCCGTTGATCAAATCTCGCCCGTGCGAAATCGTCTTGCGGCCGCAGGTGCAACGGCATTCCCAGCGGGACTGTCGGGATATGGAATTAGGTGCGCGCGTCGTCACGGTCAGGAGCCCAAATGTTTGCCCTACGAGATCTTCAGCTTTCATGATTTCAAGGTTATCATAATGTCACGTCCACGTCAAGGTGTAATCTAGTGCCTTCGCTCGTCACTTCCATCGTTTCTGGGATACAAGGGGCAAGTGCTCAGCACAACGCCGCCAACACGCTCGCGGGCGCCTACGGCACCGCCGGGCAGACCGTCACCGGCGCCGCCAACACCCAAGATCCGCTGATCACCAACGAAGCCGCCACGGCCGGCACTGGCGTCACGAACGCCGCCGCCACGGCCGGCACTGGCGTAGTTGGCGCGGCGGGCACGGGCGCGCAGAATGTAGTTGGCGCGGCGGGCACCGGCGCGCAGAACGTGCTCAACTCGGCCGGCTCGACCATTGCCGGCCTGAATCCGTATGCCTCGGCCGGCTCGACGGCTGCGGGCCAACTCTCGGCAGCTACAGGTCCGGGCGGCTCGCTGAACACACCGTTCAGCGCCTCGATGATGGAGTCGCAAGACCCCGGCTACGAGTTCCAATTGCAGCAAGGCCAGCAGGCCATGCAGCGCGCACAGGCCGCCGGCGGCACCGCTCAATCCGGCGGCGCGTCGAAGGCACTCGAACAGTACACCCAGCAAACCGCCAACACCGACTATCAGTCGGCGTTCAATAATTACCAGACCCAGAACAACAACATTTTCAATCGGCTCTCGTCGGTTGCCGGCATGGGCCAGCAGGCTACCGAATTCGGCGGCCAGCTCGGCACGCAAGCGGCGGGCACTGCCGGCGCACTCAACACGCAAGGCGCAACCACCGCCGCCGGCTTAAACACGGGCGCAGCTCAGTACCAGGGCACCACGAACACCAACGCGGCGCAGTATGCCGGCACGGCGGGAATTCAGGCGCAAGACCTCAGCTCGTCGAACGCCCTCAGTGCGGCCAACTATCTCGGCAATACGCAGATTGGCGCGGGCAAGGCCATCGCGAATGGGGACCTTGGTGCGGCGAATTCCTACAATTCTATGCTTTCAGGAATTGGGCAAGCGGGTAACGATATCATTGGTGCGGCAGTCAGTCCGGGGAGTTTCCTGTCTAACTTATTCTGAGCGATTTTGTCTAACCCTTTTTGGGCGAAGGCCTTTCGCTCTTCGGGAGTCTTATTCACCCAGATGTTTCTGGATCTTTCGCTCCGCTGCTCCGGCGTCAAGGTTGCCAGCCATTGTTTAGCCGCACTGCTACGCCGTTCGGTGGTATAGCTTAAGCCGGCCTTTTTAGCACTTGCGCGCCGTTCTTCCGGGGTCCGGCTGGAATGGGCTTTTTGCGCAATAGCGGCGCGGCGCTCAGGCGTGAATTTAGCCCGCACGGCTTCCGCAGCAGCAATTAAGCGGCGATGCTGTTCGGGCGTCTTTGCCGCATAGGCTTTCTTGGCAGCGGCGCATCGCTCTTCGTGTGTCTGGTTGGCTTTGAAATTGGCCAGCCTTTCCCAAGCGGCGGCCCTCTGTTCGGGCGTACTCCTCGCCCATCCGAGTTTTGCCCTGGCAGCGTTCTGGCCAGGTGCCACCGCCGCGCGTGCGCGCCGGGCCCTAGCCGCGCGCTCCTCGGGAGTGAGGGATTTTTGATAGTCAGCTAGGCCGTTGCGATGCTCCGGCGTCATGGCCGCGCGAATTCTTTCGCTTCTGATCTTGCGCGCTTCCGGGCTTAGGCCGGCGGTTGCGTTTTTGGCAATCGCGCTGCGCTCCTCAGGCGTCCCCCATCCAATGACGCCTTCGCCGCCGTCGGTCCCGTTTGTGAGCCGCGCCCCTTGTGCGCGATAGTGTGCAATCCAGCGGCGCTCGGCGTCCTGCCAGCCGTCGCCAGCCCCGGATTCAACGGCCTCGGCGATTGGACGCAGGCCGATACTGATGAGCGAGAATAGCCACCGCTGCTTATATGTTTTGGGCGGTTTGTTCAGCGCTTCGCGCATGTGTGCGCATAGCCGGTATTCGGGCGTGTGGCATGTCCACCCGACATACCTCACAGCCATCGTGCGCGGGCATTTCAACGTGTAGATAATCCAGTCCATTGATCCCAGCATGTCACTGGAAGGCCCGCGAATAAAGGCTTAGAAGTACCTGGGAAGTACCCCAAACAAAGGACCCATAACGATATGAGTTTACCCATACAGCTCACTGCGCAGTTGGCTCTAACCGAGAGCGGCGTCAGCGTGCAACTCGGCGCGAGCGGCGTGTACGTCGCCATCGCCGGCTCCAAGTACGCTCAGCAGGTAATGTCTGTTCCGACCACTTCCGGCGGCACGGCTATTCCGGTTTCGAGCCTGGCCAACGTTGGCTATGCGCTCTTCATCAACCTCGACCCCACCAACTATTGCGATATCCTTACGGCGGCTTCCGGCACGGCCTTCGCGCGCTTGCTCCCCGGCGACGTGCACCTGTTCCGCTTCACGCCGGCCATAACTGCCCCAGCCCTTTTAGCGCATACCGCAGCCTGCCAAGTTGAAATGCTGCTTCTGGAAATTTAGGGCGACTTGGTCAGCGCTTTAAATTGTTTTTCAGCGGCGATGGCGACCAAACTGCAAGCTGCCTCGCGTATTCCTAACAGCCATCGGGCCTGCTCGGCAGGCTTCAATTCCCGGAAGTCAGGGACGATTTGAATGTAGTTCACTCGCTTGTACATCCGCTCCGCTTGCTCCCAGTATGGGCCTGAAAACGAGCGCGCCAGCTCCTCGAATGTGCAGTCATCAGGAAAATTCCAGTCCATAGAACCCATAATCCCATGCCGATTGATTTTGCACCCCCATCCCCCGACCTTTCGCCGCCGCAGATCACGCCCGCCACGTACACCAGCCCGCTGCAAAGCGCGCAGGCGTTGCAGACGCTGCGCAACACGCAGGCGCAGAACGCGCAGCAGCAGGCGCAGACTGCGCAGACGCAAGCGGTGACCAAGGGCGTTGGTCTGCAAAACACGCAAATGGCGCTGGACATCCAGAGCGGGCAGGGGCTCTGGCAAGCCTATCGGGACAGCGGCGGCGACGTCAATAAGACGCTGCAAGCCGCCCCCGGATATAACGTGCTGCCGAAGGACATCATGGCTTTCGGAACCAACATGGCGAATCTGGCGAAGACGCGCGCGGAAACGGATACGGCCACTCTGGCGGCTACCGACAAAATGCACGACCTGTTGAACCAGTCCTATCAGCCTTTGTTCAACGAGCCCGATCCCGCGAAGCGCGCAGCCATGCTTCCGGGCATCAACCAATCCATCCTGCAACAGAGCCCCGGCATCAGGCCCAACGAGTTGCTGCAATCGGCGGACGATCAGACCATCCAGCACGCGCAAGCCGCCTACACCACACAGCAATGGATCAAAACGCAGGCGGACGCGCTGAAGGACAAAGCGACCGCCGCCCAGACCAATCAGGAGACAGCCGATAAACAACGCGCCAGCGCGGTGCAGGATTACCAGGCGGCCGCCGGGCCGGACGGCTCGGTCAGCGATCCCCAGGCGCTCGCCAGGCTCCAACAGCAGTACCCGAAAATCGCCTTTCCCACCACACCCGCGGGTGCTAAGGCGTTTATCGGCAGCCAGGTCCCGGTCGAGAAGCAGCCGGAGTACGGGATGAAAAATCTGGAATTCACCAACGCTGGCAGCCTCAACCCGCAGAGCATCCAGCAGCGTGCGGACCTCATGTTTAACCCGAACAACTACTCCGGGCCGATCAAGGCTCAGGTCCAAAGAGAGCACGATACCGCCGTACAGTCGGCTATCGCGGCCATGCCTCTCGGGACAGCGGCGGTGAACAAGGCCTTCACGGACTCATCCGACCGCATCGGAAGACTGACGGCGGGCGTGGCGCAAGCCAATGCCACCATCCCGGCGAAGGTCACGGTGGTGCAAGCCGCCGCCGCCGCGCAAGGCAATGCCAGAGAGACAGAGGCGGGACGCCAGGCCTATGTGAAGTCGGGCGAAGATCTGAACACCGCCAACGAGAGCGCCGACCAGTTGCAAGCCATGGTGGACGCGGCGCGGGGGGGCAACAAGATCGCCTACTCCTACGCGCCTACCACCGGAGTCATGACCATGAACACGGCGCAAGGTATCAAGCGCGTGAATATGGGGCAGGTAACGAGTCTCTCAGGCGCGGGCAGCGCGGGGGATCGCATCCTCGGCTGGCTCGGCAAACAGACATCCGGCGAGTCCATCGACCCGAGCGTTTTGAACGATCTGGCGGCAATGCCGGGTATCGTCCGCCAAAACGCCGCCGTCAAGCATAACGCCAACATCGACTCGATTAAGACGGGCTATGGAATCGACTTCACGCCCAACAAAGTGCCAGTAGGGCAGGGCCGCGGCGCGCAAGGCGCGCCAAACGCTCCGCAACGCGTAACTACGCAGGCTCAGTTCAACGCGCTCCCGTCCGGCTCGGTTTATATCGGCAGCGACGGCGTGACCCAATATAGGAAACCCTAACATGCCAGACGAATTCGGCGGCGTCCCCGTCGCGGCGGCGGCAACCGATGAATTTGGAGGCGTGCCGCAACCAAGAGCCCAGCCCGACAAGCCTCGGTCGTGGATGGATCAAGCCGTGGATTACGCCAAGGGCGCTTGGGACAATCTGAAGCAAACCGGACAGGGCATGGTGGACCTTGCAACGACCAATCCCGCCACCACTCTCAAAAAAATCGGCCAAGCTCAGGATACGCTGCGCGTGAAAGCCGAAACGTCATTCAAGAGCGGCGACTATGTGAGCGGCGCTCGGCACCTCATGGATTACCTGTTGCCGCTCATAGGCCCCGGCATAGACGCAATGGGAGACGAAGCCGCATCCGGGCAGCCCGGCGCGCTGGCGCATTCGCTTGGAGGCGCTACTTCCCTGGGTTTGCAACTCGCGGGGCCTGGCGCGCTGGATGCCAACGCGGGCGCGGTAGCCAATACCGTTGATGCGACCGTGAAGGGAGCGAAGGCCGTGGGAACCGGAATTAAAGTCGCCGCCCCGGACGTTGCCGGCGGCCTCGCTAGAGTAGCGGCCGGCGAAGTCCTGGGGAAAATCCCCGGTATGGAGTGGCCCGCCCGCCTGGGCTTCGGCATCAAGGGTGTGCGCCAAATAGGCAAAGGTCTCGATCAAGGCGTGACCGCGGCCCGCGATTATTGGCAGGATCTACCCGAGCCGCCAGCTATCGAGCCTGAACCTACCGCTGCGCCAGCGCCTCCGCCCGCCTTCGCTTTGCCGTCAGGCCGAATCCCTGGCTATATCCCCGGCGAGCCGCCGGAAGTCACCGCCATGCGCGCGCGAATGAACGGCAATGGCAGCGCACCAACCGCTCCGCCCCCAGCACCCGGCACCCAGAACCCAGCACCCTACGCGCCGCCCGACGTGCCCGGCGCGCTGCCGGGCGAGCCGCCCGCAGTCACCGCCATGCGGCAACGCCTGAACGGCAATGGCAACGGTAGCGCCGCACCAGCGCCGGACTCGCAGGCGCAGGCGCAACTGCTCGACGACATCGCCAAAGGCCAGCTCGGCCCGAAGGCCAGCTTCGCCAAGCTGAGCGCAGACCAGCAGGACGTGGTCCGCCGTATCGCCGCAAGCATGGACCCCACGCCCAAAGCGGCCGGCGCCGTATCGCGCACGGTAGAGCCGTCCGGCACGGTGCCCGCGCCGAGCCCAGCACCCAGCACCCAGGACCCAGCACCCGCAACCGTGTACCCCAACGTCGGCAAAACCCAGCCGGGCTACGAAGACACGCTAGGCCCCGGCCTCAACGTTTTCCGCGTGCCCATCGGCGACGTGATCCCCACCGAAAACCCCTACGGCCTCGGCAAAGGCGCGAAAGTATCCGAGTACGGGGCGCGCATCCAAAACGGCGAAACGCCGCCGCCGCTCTATGGCCGCTACGATCCCACCAAGGGTGGAGTGGTCCTGGGCGACGGCAACACGCGCCTGGAGGCCCTGCGCAATACTGGCGCGCAAACTGTGGATGTTGCTACGTCGAATCCAAAGGGATTCGAGGCACCAGCACCCGCAGCACAGCCCACGCCAGAACAAATGGCATCTGTGTTTCAGCCGGAATCGCCGCGCTCTGCGTACACCGCCGCCGGAGTCCGAAAAAGTCCTGAATTGCGCGCCGCTGAGATTATCAACGCCCACCAAGATGCACGGGCGGTAAAGATCGCGGATTACATGGTCGCGAATAAAGTAGATCCGCAAATGGCCGATTTCCAGACGCTTGGAGCCGCTGCCGGCGCGGAGAATCCGAGCCCAACGACCATCGGCAAAGCCCTCACGCTTTGGAAAAACGGCACCACTCGTGCCCAAACTCCTCATTGGCACACTGGCCATATGCCTCGCACCACTCAGCAATAGAAGGAACCACCCACTATGAAGAAAATCGCAGTGCTCGTGTGCCTGTTCGCCACCACCATCTACTCAGGCCCCCGCTACAACAAGATTTTGACGGTGCAAGCCGGCACGCCCATACAGCTCGCCACCGTGAGCACGCCCGTCAATCGCGTGTTCATCCAGATGCTCGCGGGCGGGTCGGGCCTGGGGTACGTCATGGATATGTCGGCGTACAAAGCGGGCACAGTCCCGGTCGCTACCACGTCCGGCAACCTCACCGCGCAACTCTGCGCCTCCACGTCCGCCACGGTTCCAGGGTGCTCGTATTCCGACACCTCCGGCGCCGCGCCAGGGTCGGACGCTATTGATTTGTCTTTTTTATGGGTGGACGGCGGGAACAGCGGCGACCAAATTGTCGTGAGCTGGGACCTAAGGAACTAACATGTGCAAACTCCTCATCGGAACACTCGCCGCGTGCCTGACGCTATGCGCGCAAATCGTTACGCCGCCCGTGACCGCAGGCGGGTCCGGGTCGGGCACGGTCACCAGCATCGTAGCTGGCACCGGGCTGAGCGGGGGCACCATTACAGCGTCCGGGACGATTGCCTGTCTTGGAGCCACCGCCTCGCAAATCGGCTGCTCCAAGCCCGACAACTCGACGATCAAAGCCACCGCGGGAGTCTATGCGGCGCAGTCGATCACCATCGACAGCGTTATTTGCACTCCCGGCGGCTCGTGCACGGCAGGCATCACCCAATTGACCGGAGACGTGACGGCGGGGCCTGGCTCCGGGTCGCAGGCGGCCACTGTTGTCGCCATCAATGGCACTTCGCTGGCCGGACTCGCGACCGGGCTCCTGACCAACACGACAAGCACGGGCGTGCCCACCATCACAGCGCTACCGCTCGCGATTGCAAACGGCGGCACCGGGGCGGCCACAGCAGCCGCTTATACCGTTTTTGGCAATTCGACAGGGGCCAGCGCGGCGATGGCGGCAACTGCAAACCCGGCTATTAATACAATCACACTTGAGGGCACAACCAGCGGATCGTGCATAATAACGCCCGGTACGATAGCCACTTCTACAACCCTCTGCGGAACTCTAACAGTTTCGCCAGCAAGCTCGGCTATCAGCATATCGCTTGTAAATGCTGCGATACTTACACCCGGCGCCGCGAATGCTAACCTCACGCTGCACAATAACGCCCACAGTTCGGCGGGCACGGCGGTCACCGTCGCAACTGGGACGGCAACCAATTCCTCCGGTATCTACACGCCCGCAGAAATAAATCCCACGTACAATCAAACCGGCACGGCGGGGGGTACCGATCTGTATATCAACCGAGTCGAAACGGCGGTGGGATCGGGTGTCCAGGATTTCGCTTTATTTAGTGTATCGGGAGTGCAAAAAGCAGCCATTGACCATCTTGGAAATGCAACGTTTCTGACGTCAAACCAGACTGCCACCCAAACTTCGGTCACTCCGTCCACTAGCGGTACGTGTACGTTCTCTCAGCCGTTCGCAGGAAGTTCGTTCAAAAAAATCGTCATTTATTGCGCGGCTGCCGTGGGCACTGCCAGCTACAATTTCCCAGTTGCGTTTTCTTTTACGCCGACTGTGATGAGCACAAACGGTCTTGCAACGACGCTGATAACCAGCGTGAGCACGACGGCGGTTACCGTGACTGGCACCACATCAACCGGGTTTCTGTTCCTCGAAGGGTACTAAACACAAATAAGCGACCGCATGCCTAAAGGCAGCGGCTTTTAGTTTCCACAATGCGAAAAACAATTATCCTGTCTTTATTCGTCGCGCTGAGCCTCTCCGCTGCCACCATCAGCACGATCACCTGTACGTCGAGCGTAGCGACTGCAACCGTGGCAAATGCCCTGGTTGCCAGCCAAGGTTTTGAAATCGCCGGCTCATCGGTGGCCGCCTATAACATCAACGGCACGGCGGTTTCGGCAAACTCCACCAGCTTCACTTTCAAAGCCACATGCGCAGGCTCCGCCACGGGCGGCACGTACAATCCTGCCGTACAGGTGATCAATGCAGGCGTGACCCCGAACAATTCGGGTGCTACCGTCGCCTATATTTTCTGGCTGACGACCACGACCCCTGTTGCCTGCCCCGCCTGCGGCTCAAACTGGGCTGCCGCAAACGCGGCACAGATCGCAGCACTCCAGGCGGGAACTACAATCGAGCAAGTAGGCAGCTTTGGTACCACTGTCGGCGAAACATCCAATCAAATGGGTGTGCAGATCTTGGCATTGTACGCGGCGGCCCAATCCTCCGTGGCGCTGGGCCTCTCTCAGTACACGGGCTGGTGCTACAACGGCGCGTGGGCCTCCACGTGCCCGTAGGGCCGAGCGCGCTGATCGCCTTCGGTGCCAAGCTCTTCGTAGACCTCGCAGCCACGGCGCCCGCGCCGAGTGCGGCCGCGCCCTGGCTCATTCGCTGGGCGTTTGACCTGATGGAGACGCTCGCGGGCAATCCGCAGCGCGTGGGCCAGCGAACAGCCTAGGACACGCGATGCGAAGCTGCACTGACGTGCTCTGCGACTGGGACGATTGGGGCGACGATGACGATGACTTCTGGCTCCAGCACCCGCTGCACGGCGGTTACCTCGGCCAGCGGCGCGCCTTTGTCCAGCCCCGCTCTCGCCGGCTGCTCGATCGTGCTCACGCCCGCAGCCTTTAGACCGTCATAATCGGCGGCGTCGCAGTAATCCCTCATCGCAGTTCCCCTTCCTCCCCTTCCCAATTTTGCACGTCTGTTATTCTGATGGCGTGCCAACCAAAATCGTTTACCCCCCCCCAAGCTATCTGCCCGTGATGGTCAAGACCACGCCTCCTCCGGGAGTGCCGGCCGGACCATCTATCAATTTAGATGGCGTCTTTTGCCCGCTGGCAAAAGCCATCGCCGTCGCCAACATGCTCATGCCCGAGTGGGGCTCCAATCTGGTCCCCGTGGTGCTGGAGGAGTCCGGCGGCGACTATTCGCTGGCGCTCGATCCGGCTCAGGCCAACTTTGTCGAACTGGTGGGCCAGCAGTACGCCTGGTGGTACATCCCCGGCGTCGGCAACGCTCAGCAGCTCGTGGAGGCTGTCGAGAAGAACGGTGTTGGCGCGCCGGGTTACTTCGTCCCGGCCAACGCTCTGAACACGGCGCTCGCGTCAACTACGTCCACAGGCCCGCTCTGGCTCAGCCAGTGGAACCCGGCTTCTCAGGTGCTCATGGTGCAATCGCCTGCGCAGCAGATTGCCGCGCTCAAGGCGATCGTGGCGCAAGACCTGGCGCTCATCGCCGCACTCGAAGCGGCCTGAGACATCTGCTAATCTGGACTGGACTCAGACGCAGTCCATCAAGGCGCGAAGGCCTCCGGGCGGATGAACAATCGAACTAGCATCCGCCCGCGCCCGTTCGCGCTACCAGTTGTGGTCGTTTCGTGGCTCAGCTCTCATCGAGCATGATCCGATGCGCCAGCAAGCGCGCACAATCCCAACACAAACAATTTTTTTTTGCAGGCGCGACAATCTGCGCGAGTGCGCCGCAGTGCGCGCACTTCCGCGCCGCCAGCTTCTCGCGATATTGCCGCCCCTGCCTCTCTCTCTTTATAGCCTCCCGGCATGCAGGGCAGTATTTCGCGCGCCCCGGCCGGCAGCGCGCGATGAAGCGCTGCCGGCAGCGGCCACACTCGAACCCGGTATCCGTGATATTGAATCCGTAGCTTCGGCTCTCAGGCATTTTTAACCTCCCCTCGATGTTTCACAATCCACGCCACATTTGCATGTGGCGACAAACAACAGTAAAGTGCGAACGGCGCGATAGTCCCCGCCGTCAAAACCCATACCCACCCCGGCGCAAGCGACAAAGCAGCGCCATCCCGCAGCGCCACACACCAAACAGCGGTAACCGCCATAGCGATGGCCGCCCATCGATACCGCCCATGGACCGCCGCCCAAATTGAGGCGGTGAAAGGCACCGACACCACCAGATCAATCACGTAATGCTCCCCCGTGCCCAACGTGGCGATAGCCATGGCCAGCGCGAAGCATCCGGCCGCGATCCGCACGGCGCGGCCCGCGTACCGATTGGCAAACCAGAACATCAGGAGCGCCCAGGCAAAGTGCCCGCTGGGGGTGGTGTTTAGTGCCGCATCGATGGCGCGGAAATGGGGGTGGAGGATCGCCGGCACGGCGAAAGGGAAATTGGGGAGTAGGTAGCCCGGGCCGGCGCCTGGGCAGAGCCGATACAGGAGTGGAATAATCGCCCCGACCAGAATCACGCCCGCACCGTATTTCTTGCGCGCCTCGGCCGGCAGCGCCACGTACAACAGCGGAATGGCCAGCATCTCGCCGAAGTATAGCGTCTCGAAAAACCGGCCCACCAGCGGCACCAGGTGGAACAATCGCCCCACCCACATCTCGGCGTAGCCGAAGTTGCGATCAAACGCCAGCAGGAACTCGTCGGCCGCCGGCGCCTTGTACGACGCGAGGCACAGGATCTTGATGCGGTCGGCCGCCAGCAGCAGCAGCTCGGGGCACGGAACCGGATTCCGCACCCCCATCAGCCGCCCCACCGAAAGCGCGATTACTCCCAGCGAGTAAAAGGCGGCCTGCTCCCGGATGCTCGCGGGCATCGACAGCAGGATGCGCAGGCCGTAGGCCGTTGAGAATGCCAGGAAAAACCAGGCCGTGGCTCTCTGGCGATCCACGGCCTGCAGGGTGGCGAACATGTCATCGGCCTTTCTGCGTGTTGATGAACGCGCTCAACACCATCGCCCGGATGTCTTCCGGCCGCGCGGTGTCTGTGCCGTACTCTTCCCGCGCCCAAGTCAGGACGTCTACGTAGATCCCGACCAGTTCTTTGGCCAGGTGGTTGACGGCCTGCATCGGCGTGTTATGATCTTTGGCGGCGACGTTCCTGGGTTGACCTGAGTTGATCTGGGAATGCACGACTGGAGCGGTAGCCGGTTGCTCGCGAGGCGCGGCTGCCGCTCGTTTTTCTTGTTCCGCCAGCGCCAGCTTGCGCTTCAGGTCTTGCAATTCCAGCGATGTCCGCAGTTCCCATTCCAATTTGGTCCTCTGGCTTGGGTGCTGGGTGCTGGGTGCTGGGTGCTGGGCACCGCGAAGGTGCCGTTTGGCTGCGCGCCGTAGGCGGCCGTGCCAGACGGCAGCGAAACCCCATAGATTTTGGGGTCACCGCGCTTGCCCGACCAGCGCATCGTGACGTCGATGTCCTGGCCTGGCGGGATGCCCGCGCCGGTGATCACGCGCGCCTCGTCGCAGTCCAAGAAAAACACCTTATTGTCGGTGGTGGTGAATAGTGCGTAGTCGTCGCCAGACGGCGACTTGCCGATCTTGGGCTGCGCGTATTTCAGCGCCAGCCTCACCGGCTGATTTGGCGGGAAGAGGACCTTCTCGCGAAGTGCTTGCGTTCCGTTTGCTGCCATCATTTTAAGCCTCCCATCCACGCCGCGATGTGCGCGAAGTGGCTGACGTACTCCTCAATTTCTGCGGGGCTGTACCCGTGCCGCCACGCGAGCATCATGCCCCTTGTAATCACCTCCCCATGCGTGGAGGGATACTCTGGGTCTCGCTCGGCCAGCTCCTCCCACCATTCGAGCGGGTGGTGTTCGCACCCGCTGATGACCGAGCGCGAAAAATCATCCGCCACGATGGTGCCGCGTGACGCTTGGATGACGAGGCGCAGCCCGCGGTCGATTGCCTCTTCGCGCCATGGGCGGCTGGGCCATGAATTCTTCGGTTCCGGTTCCGGTTCTTTGCGCGGCTCGACAAACACCGGCTTACCTTCCGGTGTCCATGACGCCACTCGGCGCATGGGGACAACAACGCCAACAAGCGGCCCCTCGATGCCGGCTTCCTTCGTCCACTCGCGGAATGGCGCAACGAGGTCCGCCGGGATCTGTGCGAACACTAAATCGCATATGCCGTATGGGTCAAGGATTGGGTGCAGCAGGCCCTCAGCCGTATTGAGGAGCGCCTCGATTGTGCTGCCAATGGCAAGCTTGTACTTGCCATTATCCAGGATCGCCCACGTGGGGATGGGTGACGCGCTCCTGGAGAACTCAATTTCCCGGTGCGATTTGTATGGGCTGCAACGCCCGGACATGGAGATATGGATGCCCGCCACGTCGATGGCGAGGTATGTCGAGTCCGCAAGCGATTGCAGTCCAGATGAAATGCGGTCAAATACATGCTGCCTCATGCCGCACCTCCTGATCGCCCTTGCCGTAGCGCCGGGCGCGTTCCATGTCGTCTTCCACCTGCGCGGGCTTGCGCGCCGCGGGCGTGGCGGGCGGCAGCGTGCCGGCTTGCCGCCAGTCGACTGCCGGCGGGTTGATGCGGCAGTCGTCGGCCTCGCCCATCGCGCCGCACTGGCCGCACTGGTACAGCTCCGTGGTGGCATCGTCGGCCGACAGCGGGTAGCGATCTCATACCTGCGCAGTGGCGCGGCGGTAGAGCCGGATTGTCGATCCTCGCGCGCGACGGCGCTAACTATCCATGGCCAGTGCCCGTCTATGAATCTGAACGATAATAGGGGGCGAATGGCCTCGACTTGCGCCTTCCATTCGGCATCGCGGGCAGCCCGGAATCGCTTGGCTGCTTCGAGCGCCGCTTCCCAACTTGGTAGCGCCGGCGTTACGACGGTCCCGTAAGGGATATCCTTCCGGTTCGTCGATTGATTTGTTTCTACTTGGTAGATCATGTGTTTCCTCCGACCGGCTTTTTCGCCGGTTTCGCCCGGATTTCACGGGCTCGTCAGGGAGTCAGGCAGAGATCGCGTCTAAGCGGGCCTGCTCTGCGCGCAACGCGATGTTGATGGCGTCCCGAATGAGTGCGCCCATCAAAGCTTGCGCCCCGGCATACTTGCGCTCAATGCTGCCATCGGCGCTGACTGTCCCGGCAACGCGGCCCTTGTTGTCGCGGACGACGATCAGGCCGTTTTGCGCGGAAGCCGTAAACTTGAACCGCGCTACTGCGGTCTTTACTATTTGCTCTTGTTGTTGGGTGGTCATCTTTTTCTCTCCTGTATATATACTCGCATAAGAGTAGCGTTGCGTCAAGGCAATTCAGCGCTCTCTTTGGTTATTAGTGATGGGCAGCCGCGAACATCTGGTGTATGTCGAGGCGCGCAGACTCGAATATCCGGTCTGAGTCGAAGCGCGCAGAGGCGAATATCCGGTCTGCGTCGAAGCGCGCAGAGGCGAACATCCGGTCTGTGTCGAAGCGCGCATACGCGAATATCCGGTCTACGTCGAGGCGCGCGTGGTTGGCTTGGTCAGTGGTCATGCGGAAACCTTCAGGACGTGCAGCGGGATTGTGATTCCCGCCGCGCGGACTTTGCGTAACGTGTCTTGCGAGATCACCGCGAAGCGCGTGCCCGGTGCAGCATAGTCGATAGTGGTGCGCAGCCGCAAAATAAAACCAGCTTCCGGCTCGTCCACGTAGCGCCTCAATACGATTAGTTTCGTCATGTTGTGCTCCTGTATCTATACTCGCATAAGAGTAGCGTTACGTCAAGATAATTCAGCGCTCTCTTTGGTTATCTCCGCGGCCTGGGCGTCTAGGTCGGCGGCCTTGGCCATAAATTCGTCGTGGCGTTTTTGCTGGTAGGCGGAGCTGAACGATCCATCGCAGTCGTAGACCAGGGCTCCGGTGGCCAGCTCCCGCTGGTGATCGGCTTGGGACCGCAGGCGGGCGGCGCGCTCGCGGCGGGCGGCGTCCGGATACTTTGCTTGCCATGCCTTGAGAGCGTCTTCCGCGTCCATCTTGGCCGGGAAGTACTCGCCAGGATAGTTGCGCAGCCGCTCGGCAGATGCGAACATCCGGTCTACCTCGAGGCGCGCTTGGTTGGCTTTGCCCTCCGGAGTGGCCAGATAGGCTCGGCGCTCGGCCTCTATCCGGGCTTTGTCGGCGGCGCCGGTGACGACCACCAAGCCCCCTTCATTTTCGCCCAGGTGCGCGAGGCATTCCGCCGGCGATCCCTGGCGCGCTACTGTCTTGGCGTCCAGGCCCAAGCGCATGCAGGCGGCCATATTGGTGACTGGCAGGGGTTTCCCGGCGGGCGGCGGCATGAGGCGGATCGTGCCGTCCGCCAGAATCTCGCCGGGCCACTCCGGACAGACTTGCTTGCCATTCTTGCGGACGATAAATGTGTTTCTTTGTGTTTGGGTGCTCATATTGTGCTCCTGTATATATGCTCGCATAAGAGTAGCGTTGAGTCAAGGTTTAGCGAAAATAAATGTAGCCGAAGGTTAACCCCGGCGAAATGCCTAAAACCATGCTATGATGCGAGGCGTATGAAGCTGCACGAAATGCGTTGCGCGTGCCTGCGTTGCGGGCACGGCTGGCTGAAGCGGGTGGAGTCGAGGCCTGTCCGGTGCCCCCGATGCAAACAGCCGCACTGGGACATCAAGAGGGGCGTGCTCAAGATGGGGCGGCCGAAGGCGGGCAAGAAGCGGGCGGCCTAGGCCGCCGGCTTCGATAGCGGCTTCCAGCTTGCAACGATCCGCCCCACGGTCTTGTAGCTGATCTTGTGCTTCCGGGCAATCGCGCGCAGCGAATAGCCGGCATTGTGCATGATCATGATCTTGGAGCGGTCCACCACCACAAACGGCCGGCCGCAGTGGATCCCGCGCGCTTTGGCTGATGCCATTCCCGCCCGCACACGAGCCACGATGATTTTGCGCTCTAGCTGGGCGAGAAGCGCTAGCAGGCCGCGCTGGAATTCGGCGAACGGGTTCGCGTCGCCGGTGTCCACGCTCTCGGTGGTTGAGATTAGCCGGACCTTGGCGGCGTCCAACTCGCCGACCGTGAATACAAAATCCTTCATCGACCTGGCCCAGCGATCTATGCGCCAGACCAGAATCACCGGGAACTCACGCCTGCGCGCGGCTGCCATCATGCGCTCGAAGACCGGACGGAGCTTAATCGACGACGCGTGCTCGATGAACTCGACTGGATCCCACTCCATGCGGCTGGCATATTGCCGGAGGTCCCGGAGCTGCATGTCGCAGTTCTGGTCTTCGGTGGACACCCGGGCGTAGATGGCGCACTGCATATTCCGAGCGTAGCGCAGGGGCGGGACTAAAGGGGTTTTTTAGGGCGCTTTCAAGTCGTTGATTCGTCGCCGGCGGGGAGGGTTAAAACGGCTGTGCCAGAGGCTAAAGCTTATGGCCCACTGCTCACATTATCCCCTATGTTTACGCGCTTTCCATGGCTTTTAGCGCGCGTTTGGCGGGCGCAGCCCCGCACGTTTCGGCATGCTCAAGCCTACCCCCGGAAACTTCAGCCGGCGAGCCTGATCGCCTGCATTTTGCGGAAATACTTGCGCACCACGTAAAAGCTATGGCCGGTCTCGCGCATGGCCCTGCTGATGGAGTAGTGCTTTGCGAACAGCGGGGCGAGCTTGGCGAAGATTGCAAACCCACGATCCTGCCCGCCCTCTGTGAATTTCTTCCCGCAGCCCATGCACTCCCACTTTTGGCGGCCTTCGCGCGATATTCCGTCGCGCATCCTGAAAATATGAAGGCAGTTGAGGTAATCGTGCTGCGCAACGGAAAGATCGCCATCGGGCGCTACGAGGTCGCGATGGTTCCAGCGGGTCGTAGTCATTGGCATGCCACCAGGACTTGCGTAGGCGTCTGCGTGACGGTGCCTGTGCATGTCTGGATAACCACCCGTGGCAGCGCCGGGTATCCAGTCCACGCGGCTTCGAGCGCGCGGAATGTGCCGGCTGTGCCGGCCTCGATCTGCGCAGTGGCAACAGGATACTCGCCGGGCATTGGGTTGAGGGCGGAATCCTGCGCGCAGCCACCGCATGCCAGCGTATCTCCGGGTGCCTGGAGACCGACGTGGAGAACCCCCAGCCAGGTCAGTCCGGCAAAGATCGTTCCCGGCGCCGGTGCGGCTCCGGTAAGCTTGACGGCCGGCGGGCAGGGCATGCCGGCAAATTGCGGGATCTGAGATAGCCCCGCGCAGGTAAACGTCATGGTCCCGCCGGCGATTGTCGCGGTGATGGCCGGCGCGGCAGGCACCAGAGCTGCCGCCGCACTCCCCGACTGGTTGATCGTCCAGCCGGCCGGCAGGGGCACATTGAGCGTGTTGGTGCCGTTGGTGGAGTAACGCAGGCAGGGCGCGGCCACGGTGCACTTTTGCGCGCAGAGCGGGATGGTGAAGGCTGACGAGAGGAGGAGGAGACAGGCGGGCAGGTGCATGCTCAGATTTTACCGCTAACGGATCGCGCCCCTCAGTCATCGGAGGAAAGGAAAAGCGCGATCCGCATGTGCGGCGCCGCCTCGGCCGCCGGCGGCCGGGTTAATAGGCGGCGAAACGGTTAACCGGACGATCCGCCGCCAGCGCCTGCGGTCCTGCCCGCGCCGGTCGGCTCACGCACGCCTTCGGTCTGCGCCGGACCAGCCTTGCGTTCGTTGCCCCAGGCTTCCGTGCACGCCGTCATGAACGGCGCCGGGTTGCGCGCAATGCCGTCATAGAGCGCGTGGATAATCCCTGGAGTTAAGCCATCGACGTGGAGGCCAATCAAACAATCAAGGAAAGTTTGTCTATTGTGCAAAGTGAGTACTCCTTCACCGGCCATCGTACCACGCGTTCCCGCGCGCGCCGGCAGGCCGGCATAATCGTAGGCATCGCAACGCTGGCGAGCGAGGAACGCGGCGATGCGGGCGTTGATCTTGGTTTGTAGTTGGGTCACGGGCGGGAGTTCCCTTTGGTTAACTTGCTCGCTGGTTTGCCATCGCTCGCTGGTTTGCCATCCTTGGGCCTCTGGAGGCGGTACAGCGCATTTGCGTGCCCCAGCCGATACCTGACTGCCAGCCGGCCGTCCGCGGCCACGCTGACGGTAACGCCTGCGCCTAGCGGCGGTTCCGGCCCCTCGTCGAAGATCCCGAGCTGCGCCGGGGTGCGGCCGGAGTGCTTGAGCAGGCAGTACTGGAGGATGTTCACGGTTTGACCCCGCCCGCGCATGATTCGCCTCCCGATTGCCGCGCCTTAATCTCCGCCGATTGCCGCTCATTGATCTGCGTCAAGAGATCGGCATAGACTATTCTCAAATCGTCAAGGGCCTTACCCGTTTGCCTGACGTTGATCTCCAGCAGCAGGTCCGGTTCTCGCCGCCGCCGCGCCACACCCGCCGGGCATCGGCACCAGCGCGCCGGCAGCACGCCGCGGTCGATCGCGTGGTTCACGACGCCATAGTCGTAGCAGTCCGGGCAGGTGCTCACCTTGCGCGTGCTCATGATTCTGCCTCCTCGGGATTCCACTGACGCTTATAGGCCTCCGGGTCTGGGTGCGTGGGTTCTTGGCCGGCGCGAATGGCGGCGACCTCTTCCGGGTGCCAGCTTTCCGCCCAAGACAGATACTCAGCCCAAGACAGGCGGCCTGCTTTATCCGTCTCGCGGCGCGGGCGCTCCGCGTATTCCAACGCGTTTCGAATGCTTTGCCAACGGAGGGCGTCTTGTTCTTCCGCCGTCAGCTTGCCGTTCATAGCGGTGAGCAACTGGTCACTGAGTTGGGTGTTTAGCGCCATTGGCTTTCTCCTCCGCTTGCCTTGCGTTGATCTCGATCAATAGATTGGGTTGTTTGAGGCGGCGCGCCGCTCCCGCCGCACATCGGCACCAGCGCGCCGGCAACACGCCGCGGTTGATCGCGTGGTTGATGACGCCAACGTCGTAGCAGTCCTGGCATGGGCCGCGCGGAGCGGGCGGGAACATGCGGTCGTACCGAGCTTGCAGCTCGGGCAGCCCACCCCAGTTCGCGCCTTCGTCCCGGTTGCGGGTTGCGTCGTTGACCACAGGCTTCGCGCGTTGCTCCGTCTTGCAGACGTCGATTAACCATTCGCCGACCGCCTTGAGGGCTTCGTTCCGGTTCGGGAAGCCCGTGATGAGTGTGAGTTGCGATGCGAGCGCAAAGGCGCGCTCCTCGCTTAAGCGTGTTTCCGTTTCTTCGTTTGGCATTGCGTTTTCTCCGATGCGGCACTATCTCGTACAATCGTGGCTTCTGTGGTGCGTTTTACTGCTTTATTCTGGGGGGGGCGTGCGGACCGCTCTGGGAACTGAGTTTCCCCCCCAGTTAAATCAAAAGAACTAACCCGCTCAATCGCCTCTGTGTCGGCGCGTTCTTGAGCTTTATTCTCAAAAGAGACGTGTGGACCGGTTTGGCCCGTCCTGATTTCTCTTTTTGAAATAGAATCCAAAGCGTCCGGCGTTTCTACCAGTCCTGGAATGCACACAGGCTGGACCCCCTCAGCCTCCGCCGACGCGGAAGGCGGGCCCTTAGTAAGTTCTTCTCTGGTAGTTTCTGAAGTCAATAATGATACAGTCACCTGTACAGGTGAGGAATCGTCACCTGTACAGGTGATTTCGTTTTGTCGGCTTGGTGCCCTGAACGCGACTGGTACTGGAGGGGCTATTACCTGCGCCAACTCCTCCTCGAAGCTGAGCTTCGGCGCTGCTTTTTTGGGCTTGGCTGGCGGCGGCTTGTACCCGAACAGCGGAAACACGTTATACTGGGCCTCGTGAACGATCTGCCGACCCTCCGCGGCTTTGCGAGCTTGAACCCCGGCAGCCCATGTGTCGAAGGCCTTGGCATACAAAAAAGCCTCTTTCTGCAATTCGTGGCTAAGTCCTTTTATATGAGCGAGTAAGCCATGGTTAAGAAAAAACGAAATCACCTGTACAGGTGATTTCGCTTTGTCGGCTTCGTCCCCGTTATTTCGCCTTTCTTCGCTGGCACCCGGAACCTGGCCGGACAAGCCGATAGCACCGCGGCGCCCGAGTTGGCGCAGCAGGCCTGCTCGCTTCCCGGCGGTAATCGTATTTTGGGTGTGCCCATGGGTCCAACCCAGTCCAACCGCGATTTGCCGGCTGCTATACGGGTTCCCGTTCTCATGCACCATGAAGGCGCAAGGTGGGTGTCGCCCGACGCTATGCAATTTCACATAGCCAATCAGGCGGTCTAAAGCTGTTTCCCCATTGTTTTTCTGCCACACGTATTGGTCCCTCGGTTCCGGCGCAAACTCGCCGGTTTTCGATCCCATTTCTTTCATGAGCCGCACAAGCGGCCCGTCCGCTTTCTTTTCGGTTACCTCCGGTTTGCGTTTTGGGTTACTCACTGGACGCCGCCTATCGGATTAATCCTACCGTCACTCATCCTTTTGCTCCTTTGTCTATTCCCACAACTTTTGAATTCGGCTGATTGAGCCACTTGCCAAACCGCGTGCCTGGCTCGCCGGCCGCCCAGCGTAGCAGATCGACGGCATAGAGGTGCACGGCGCGCTCGGCCAGATAGTCGCCCTCTTGGCACGCCGCCGCGGCTTCATTGGCTCTGTCGATGGCACGCCGGATCTCGGCGCTGGATCGCCTCACAACGCACCTCCCGCGCGCGGCCGCCACGCAGTGCTCCACCCGCCTTTGATACGCGTGAGTATCAAGCACACCTTCGGCCCCAGCCAGACGTATCGACGCCTGCCGAGCGGCACGCCAGCCACGGATGGCAGATTGACTCTGCCGGCATCGCCGTTGGCCCAGCGCAGGCGCAGCGTGCCCTTCGCCGGCCGGTCTTCGGCGATCATACGCAGCCTCGCTTTCGCCAGGTGCGCGGAAACCGGGGGCGCTCTACTAAGTAGCGTGGCAGGTGGATTGCGAAATGCGGGGGAGCCATGCCCGGCGCCATCACGGCGCGCACGCCCGCAGCCCTCTTGATGGCGCAAAAGTCACGCAAGGCGGCGACGGCAACGGGTTTATTGCCTTTCCGCTCAAGTTTATCGGCCATGCGCTCCAACTCCGTGAGCATTCCGTGGTCGTAGGTCATAATACCCTCCAGACCTGCAGGCAGACGCGGCAAATTGCGCGGCCGTGGACGGGCTGCATCAGCGCGTTGTGCATGAGACGACACCACCAGCGTTTCATTGGACACCTCGATAATTTGTGTGGATTTCAAGAGTTCTCTCCGCTACGAGAGCGTTTGCAGCGCCGAACAAGGTTAGCGCCCGATTCAGAGGATGATCGGCAGTGCCAGGCGCTGCAAACTCTGGTGGCTAGCGTAGCGCCGCGCCGGCCGCGCGCGCAAGTAGGAAAAGTACTATGGGACGTACCGGAAAAGGCCTGCCTGTGCGGATGACTGCCCATCTGTGCAGTAACGATGAGCACAACCCCGGCCCCGCGAAAAGCCCGCCAAACGCCCTCCAAACGCGCTATGATGAGCACAGTTGTGCTGTTTTTGGACTACCCTCGGGGGCCGTGTGTGACGTGCGGCCCCCCCTCGTAACGCACTCCCCGCAATCGATTCTAACTCGCCAGCAACGCCGCGCCTGATTTTTTGCTCCGCGGCACCTTGCATGTCACGCATTCGCCCGGCTCCACCACGAACAGCGGGCCGCCCGGCAGCGGCAACACCACCGTAGGCGTTCCGATCTTCCGCGCCAGCCGCATGCCCAGGCAAAAGCCGCCCTTGCACTCGCACCCTGCAGGATGCAGATCCGGCGACACAGCCTCGCCGGCCATCGATCCCTGGTGAGTCAGTGCCCAGCGCGTGAGCTGGGTCATGCCGTACAGGTGCAACGGCCCCATGACGCGCGCGATGTGCGTCTTGAGCGTCTCGGCGCCGATTTTGAGGGTATGCGCGATGTCCTTGCGTGACACGCCCAACACCAGCATCCAGACGATGGCGCGCTCCTGATCCGACAGGATCACCAGGTGCACGTAGCGCACCGTGGTAACGCCGTTCTTCGTGGTGTTGCCTGTGCGCTTATAGATTTGCTTCACCAATCAAGTATGGCCGACTGCCCGGCTTCAGATAATTTGGCCTGTAGTTTTGTCACCAATTCGGGGGATGACCTTTAGGGGACTTCCCCTTTGGCTCTGAGTTTGGGACGATAGAGTCCTGAAGCTGGGCCTTCGCCGCGGTAGACGCGCGTAACGCCCGACGTCGGGTTACTCCCCTCCGATTCGACGTCGGAAGGCAAGCACCTTCAGCCCGGCTTCGATATTCGACTTTGCGCTTATGGATACCTTCTTAGTCGATGAGTTCGCAATGCTGGATTTCGAGATCCAGTCCTTCAAGCCGAAGATCCAACGGCATGCGGAGCTGCGCGCCACGATCCTGGCAGCGTGTCCCGATCTCCCCCCAGAGCAGTCAGCCACCGTTTCAGGCCGCCAATATAGTGTGGTTGTCACTCCGTGCGACCAGCAGCGCGTCATCACCCTCGCCGGTTTGACCAAACTCCGCAAAGAATGGGGCGTGCCCACCTTCATGCGGCGCGTTGGCATTGCACTGAAGCACCTTCCCGACCCCAAGGACCCCGGCAACCTCTACACCATGCAGTCTCGTACCGGCCCGCGGCATTTGCGGCCGGTTCCCAAAGCGCAGCCCCTCGCTGCATAGCTTCGCGCCGCCGGATGGCGGCTGGTTTGGCGTTACCCAGGCGTCCCACGGAATTGCTGCGTATATGTGTGAAGACTCCAGATCGGATTTGATTAAGCTGCTCGCCTCCACGGCGGCCCTCGTGCGCGTTATCACGCACGGCCGCGACGTGAGGATTCCCGCCGCGCAGGCCTCCGCGCTCGCCATCCGTGGCGATTGGAAATGGCTATCGAGCAAAGGCCACGTCACCAAAATGCGCGAAATCGCGCAGGTGATCCCGATTCGGCCCGTGTTCCGGCATCAGTCTTCCGCTTTCGGCCCCTGGCCGGGATGGTGGGAGCGCCAGAAGAGCGGCAGCGCCATCAGCATAGCCGCATAGGATCATCCGACATGTTGACCAAAGGCCAAAGCAGCGATCTGCGTGCATATTTTGACCGGCTCCTCGAAACCGAGAAGGCATTGATGGAAGCCGAGCAGGCCCGCAGCGACGCTAAGTATAGGCTCGCTACCTTCCTTTGGACTTTAGAGAACGCGGACGGCCCCAGCCCCGGCATCGCCACATAGGATTTGTACTCCAGGCTCCCGCCACTCCTTCGGGAGATGCTAGCCCCACCCTGCGAGCCTGGCCCGCCACTGTCGCGCAGAGTCACCTCATCACTCGCGCCGGCTTGGCCTGGCTCGGGGTTAGCGTTTCGCTTAGCAAGAAAAAATGTCCCAAGGTTTCCACCACGTTTATACTCCCGAGCAAATCGCAGAGCAGATGCGCCCGCGCCCACTGACCGCCCGCGAGAAGCAGGTGATAGCGCTCGTGGCGGAAGCCAAGGGCAGCAAAGAGATTGCTCACGACCTGGGCATCACGCCCGGCACGGTCAAGCAATACCTGTCCGCGATCTACATGAAGACCGGCGCGCAGAACCGCACGCACCTGGCCTTGATGTTCGCGCCCGCCCGCAGCCCCGAGGCGCAAGCCGCATAATGGGACGCATGACACTCTCTCGTCTCTTTTACGCGCCCGTCCTGCTGATCGGCGCTTTTTTCATGACCGCGTGCACCACCTCGGAAGCGGTCACGGCCATCGACACGGTAGTCACCGCAACGGAAACGCTGGTCCAATCGCTGCCGGGCATCCCGCCGGCACTCAAAGCCGACGTGGTGACTTACGGCGCGTCCGCCACGGCATTCACATCCTGCATCATCGCCGAAGTCGGCACCAACGATACCGCAGTGCAAAAGGCCTCCAAGATCGACGTTTGCGCGCAATCTCTCCAGATCCCCGACCCGGCGATCCAGGTATGGGTTTCCGTCGTGAGTGACGCCATCCAGGCGTTTCTGGCTCCGTTCCAGCCCGCCACGGCCGCCGCGCGCACCACCGCCGCACTGCAAGCGCGTATCACCGCGCCCGTCACGCTCACCGCGCGGGACCGCACCAAATTGGCCTCCATCCAGAAGAGAAATAGCGTCAATGCCCTCGCCTTCCGATAACCCGCTCCACGAGCACAACACCGCGTATCCGAAGGCACCGTTCCGCCCTGGTGTCGGCACTTTCTTTCGCGTGGGTTTCGCAGCCATCGCCTACGTGGCAAAGGCCGCCGCGCTGAAGTTGCGCGGCAAAGCCGATTCCGAAAGACTGACATGCCCTGGCCCTCCGCTGCCCCTGGCGTAATGGAAGGCTGCCCCGGCTGCATTCAGACCGCCACGCCTGGGCCAACGTGCACTGGGCGGTGCTGGATGCCCCAGAACAAGCCTGCCAAACCAAACGCGACTATGACAATCCAAGTACACATTGACGGCGCTTACCCCAAACTGGGCGTGTCCCTGAACCGCGAGATCGGCAAGCTCGTCGGCTCTCTGATCGAGCCCAGCGGGGATGTGATGCCCGTGATCTCGGTAGAAACGCTCGATAGCACGGCCTCCGTGCAACTCACGTGAATGTGCGATCGAGCATTTTCGCCTACATTGCCAAGCAAGAAGGCTGGGATAGCCCCGACCCGACCGTGGTGCCGCGCCGCCTGGATAACCCCGGTGACCTGGAATTCGCGGGCCAGATGGGCGCCACGCCGATCAAAGTCGGCAGTCACGTCTTCGCCAAGTTTCCGACCGCATGGCAAGGCATTGTCGCCGGCTACCGGCAGTTGTACGCGGACATCGCCAAGGGCTGGACGCTGCGCCAAGTGATCATGTCCTGGGCGCCGCCCAGCGAAAACAACAGCGAAGCGTACCTGCAAGGCGTGGCCACTGGCTGCGGGATCTCGGCGGACACGCCGCTTTACTCGTACGTGGTCACCGCGTTCGCGTTGGCCCTCAAAAGCTAAAAAGGAACAATTGACCAAAGCAGAGCTGTACCAGCGGTTGCGCGAATGCGACACCGCGATTTCCCAGTTACGCGCGCATTGTGCGCGTTACGAAAGCGCGCTCACTGATGCAGGCATAGAGAACGAAAGCCTGAGCAATGAGCTGGCCGAGGCGTCGGGCCTGGCACAGCGCGCCGTGCTTGTCGCCGATGCACTCCAAGCCCACCAGGCCATGCAGGCCGCGCAGATTGCGCAGCTCGAATCGAACCTGTCCACGTTCCGCGACCGCTTCAAGGCGCGCTGTAATGAGATGTCGATGGAAGCGCGGTTCTGGCAGCTCAGCATCCCCGAGTTGCTGAAGGCGTGATAAAAGCCCCCTTCCCGTATTTCGGCGGTAAGAGCCGCGCGGCCCATTTCGTTTGGGAGCGCTTTGGCGAGGTCAAGAACTACGTCGAGCCGTTCTTCGGCTCGGGTGCTGTTCTGCTGAGCCGGCCGGATGAGCCGCACACCGAGACCGTCAACGACCTCGATTGCATGCTGGCCAACTTCTGGCGGGCGTTGCAACACGATCCCGAAGCCGTAGCGCTGGCCGCGGATTGGCCGGTCAATGAAGCCGACATGCAGGCGCGGCACTTGTGGCTCACGCAGCAAGAAGAGTTCCGCGAGCGCATGAAGGCCGACCCGGATTACTTCGACGCCAAGATTGCAGGCTGGTGGGTGTGGGGCATCTCCGCATGGATCGGAGGAGGGTGGTGTCGCGACGAGCGACCGAGCCACCAGGTGCCGTACCTCAGCGGTGCAGGCATGGGCGTCCATCGCAGACGACCGCACCTCGGCGATGCAGGCATGGGCGTACACGCTCAACGCTGCGCCAACCTAGTCGGATACTTCAACGAGCTGGCCGCGCGGCTGCGCCGCGTGCGCGTCTGTTGTGGCGATTGGAAGCGCGTAACCACCCCGTGCGTTACGTTCAATACGGCCTCACTGGCGTGTTCCTGGACCCGCCCTATGCGGACACCGCCAAGCGCACCGCCAACATATACGCCATGGACAGCCTGACCGTAGCGCACGAAGTCAGAGAATGGGCCATCGCCAACGGCGACAACCCCAAGCTACGCATTGCTCTCTGCGGCTATGAAGGCGAACACCAGATGCCCGACGATTGGGCCTGCGTGCCATGGAAGGCTCACGGCGGGTACGCAATGCTACGCCACACTGGCCCCGGCATCGGCATGGAGAACGCCAAGCGCGAGCGCATCTGGTTCAGCCCGCATTGCCTGGCACCGGCCGCACTCGCGGCAGCCGCATAGCACCCAGCACCCAGCACCAACCCCGTTTTCCCATGCTACCCCTCCCCTCAATCGTGTCCGCCGTTGCCGCCGTGGTGCTTCCGGCCGGGGCCGTGCTGTGGCTGCTGATCCGCACCGAGATGCGCGCCCAGATCCTGCAATTGCACCTCACGCTGAGCGACCGCACGTCACACATCGAAGAGCGGGTGTCAGTGCTCGAAAACCGCGCGCTCCGCAGTTCGGTATGCGATGCCTAAACCAGTTGAAAAAGAGCAGCCTCAGGCAATTTCAACCACCGAAGAGGCCCGCCTACTCGCGTCGATCAGCGATACTGCCACGCTGGCGTTCTGGCGCTGGTGGGGCTCGTTCGAAGACTGAATGAAACGGAAGCCGCTCCTCTCGACTGTCGCCAAAGCACGCGCCTTCCTGGCCGCATACCGCAAGAGCGCCAACCTGACGGCCTCGGCCCGCGCGGCCGGGATCGGCGTGCGCAACCACTATCGATGGATTGAGGAGTACCCCGCCTACGCCGAGGCATTCAAGCGCGCGCACCTCGTGGCGCGGCAGTTCTTGAAAGACAAGGCAATCGAGTTCTCGACCGTGGGATGGACGGAGCCTGTGTTCTACCAGGGTGTTCTGTGCGGCCACGTAAAGCGGCGCGATAGCGGCCTGCACCAGATGCTGTTGCGCGGCGCGTTCCCCGAAGAGTTCGGCAAGAAACTGGAAGTCACCGGCAAGGACGGCGCGGCCATCGACACACGGCTGGAAGTGGTGTTCGTCAAGGCAACTGAATCGTGAGAGCGGAGCTGGAGGAGGGCGGACCTCCTCCAGCCATCAGCAGTTTGCTCGCATCCGGTTCCAGTCTTATAACGAGCAGCTTCCCAACCTGTCCGCCCAGGTTATCGGGTTGCCTCTAGGTCTGCACCAACTGGATTCGGCAGACTCACACCGCCCGGAACAACAGCTTGCGTTCAAGGTTTGGCGCGGCGGGGGTGGCCCCGCAAGCCACGACTATACCATGAGAGCCGAGTTTCCTAAAAAGTTCAAGTTCCTGTTCGAGCCGCACTCAGACAAGTACCTCTACGGCGGACGCGACGGGATGAAGTCGTGGGGCATGGCGCGCGCGCTCCTGATCATGGGTGCGCAGCACAAGCTGCGCTGGCTCTGCGCCCGCGAGACCATGAAGTCTCTTGCGGAGTCGGTTCACCACCTCCTCGAAGAGCAGATTGAAAGCCTCGGCTTACAAAGCTTCTACGTCATCGAGAAGGCGCAGATCACCGGCACGAAGCTGCACACAACCGGCATGTATGGCTCCACGATGGACGGGCAAGGGCGAGCCGCTGACGCCCGGTTACAGCCAGTTCGTATTCGCCGGACTTCATCACAACGTTTCGGAAATCAAGTCCATGGAAGGGCTTGACGGCATCTGGATCGAGGAAGCCGATAACGTGTCTCAGAAGTCCTGGGACACGGTGATCCCCACCATCCGCAAGCAGAGCATGCACCCGGAACTGGGCGTGATCGGCAGCGAGGTGTGGTGCTGCTTCAATCCGAAACTGGCGACCGATCCCACCTACAAGCACTGCGTGCTGAACCCGCCGCCCCGGAGCGGTAAGCGTCAAGACCAGCTACCTCGATAACAAGTGGCTGTCCGAAATCTCTAAGACCCGCATCGCGCACATGCGCGATACCGAACCCGCCAAGTTCGCGCACATCTATGGCGGTGAACCGGACAGCGAAGTCGAAGGCGCGATCTTCGGCCCCGAAATGAAAGCGGCGGCCGCCTCCGGCAGGATCGGCGATGTGCCGTATGATCGCACCCGCCCGGTTGATACCGTGTGGGACCTGGGATTCGGCGACCCTACGGCGATCTGGTTTTTGCAGGCTTACGACGGCTGGTACAACTTCATAGACCACCTCGAAGCCGACCGGCTGGAAATCTCGGATTACCTGGTGAAGCTGCAAGACAAGGGCTATCTCTACGGCACGGACTGGCTGCCGCACGACGGCATTGACACCATCATCCACGGCAGGCTCGCCGGCGACCGGTCGATGTCCATCGAACAGCTCATGCGCAATGCCGGCCGCAAGCCGCGCGCTGGTGCCGAAGATGCTGGTAACCGAACAGATCAATGCGGCGCGCACCATCTTTCCCACCTGCCGCTTCGACGCGATCAAGTGCGCGGACGGCTTGCAGTCGCTTCGTTGCTACCAGTGGCCCGCGCTGAGCGCGGACGGGGTAGGCCAACGCAAGCCCCTACACAATCAGTATTCGCATTCCGCCAGCGCCTTCATGGGCGCGGCGGTGGCAGTGAGACAGCCAAAGGCAGACAAGCCGCCGGCTGAACGGCGGCGCATGCAGCCGTCAAGCCCCTGGAGTTAAAAAATGAAACTACCGTCCATCAAGACACCCGGAAAGCTCTCGCCCATCCAGGCGTCCGCCATCAGAGCAAAGGCGCAGAGCAT